TCTACTTTCCAAGATTTACTTCTGGTGATAGAGAAGTTACTGCTAGAAAGCTTAAAGTTATTCCTTACACCAGTTACTTGTCTCAATACAGACACTCTGATGAGTTAGGTGCAAACACTAGATCTAATCCTACTATAGTGTATCAGACTCATGATGAATCGTATGGTGTAACTCCAATTCCTGATCAAACCTACTCTATTGAATTTTTATACTATAAGTCTCCTAATGACTTATCTGCTTTTGACGATACAACTATAATACCTGATAAGTTTAAATACATTATCATAGACGGTGCTATGATGTACATGATGCGTCATAGAGGAAATGAAACAGGTGCTCAAATGCACGAAGTTAAATTTAGAAAGGGAATGTCTGATATGAGAAGAATACTTCAAGATGATAGATTGTTTATATCATCTACTCATTCACATAGACATGCTTTTAATCTTGAACCTCTTAGCAGCTCAACAGTATCAGGAGTAGGCGCAGCAGATCGTGATTTACGAGGTTAATTAAATGCCTGATCAGTTACGTACCTTTTCAGCTGCTTGTAGTTCTGGCTTAGTCACAAATTTAGATCCTTTAACACAGGCAAGCCAGTTAGCAGGTTCAGCTTATAGATTAATTAATTACGAGCCATCTATACAAGGTGGCTATCGGCGTATTAGTGGGTATGAAAACTCATACGGAACTCTTACTGGTTTATCTACAGCACCTGTTTTAGGTTTGCATGTATCTCCTGATATTCAACAAGGAATCTTTGGAGCTAGAAAACCAGACTCAGGTTCTAACTATCTACATCATTTTAATCACAACTTTACAGTAGCTGTAACTAATGGCACAGGAACTACTCTTACTGTTGGAGAAACATTAACAGGAGTTGTTAGTAGTGGTGATTCATCAAGCGTAGCTGCTACAGGAACTGTTGTTTCTACAGCAGCTAACAGCATTGTTGTAAACTTTGGTAAACTACCAGATTCAATATTTGCTACTGGTAATGTTATAACAGGTGGTACTTCTACAAACTCAACAACTGTAACAGGAACACCAACTGTAATAGGGTGGACTGCTATAAACTCTAGCTTTGTAGCTAATGATCCTGATGGTGTATGTGCTTCTCAAACTCCAGGTGGATCTGGAAACCTAACCATTAATGGAGCTTTAGCTGATGGTGGAGCTGTTAATTTCACTACTGCTGCATCACAACAACCTAGGAAAGTCACTTTTA